TATACCTTGGGTTACTTGACCGGAGGCTACGATCCTGAAACCGGATACCTACTGCCTCCAAACGGATTGCCGGTTGTTCCGGGTGTGAGCTTTCCGCCCAATCCAGTAATTGGTACTTACGCACTACGCTTGGATTACTTTCCTAATAGATTGTTCCGTTACGATGGCGGACGTTGGGTCAGCATTGAGTCGGCAGTACGTACCGATCTTGATCTGGCACCGGCTGCAGAAACTCAACGCAACAGCTTTGTGAACAATACATACACAGTGAGCACCACTGACATGGGCAACATACCAAGTCGTCAAAGTCTCAGCCAGATCTTGAAACCGCTAGCCGACAATGGTGATCAAGGCGGTGACTTACCACCAAATCCAAGACCACCAGGACACTAATTATGGCTGTAACTTCTTTCTTTTATGACGAACAAATACGTCGTTTCCTGTTGCAATTTGCCAGGATCTTTAGCAACTTCCAGGTCGAATATGGACGTAACGAAGAAGGCAAAAACGACACACTGGTCCGTGTTCCTGTGCGCTATGGTGACAGCAGTCGTCAAGCCCAAACTATTATACAGCAAAATAGTGCCAACGAACTGCCCAGCACGCCGTTAATGACTTTTTACATTACCAATCTCAAATACAATAGAGCCATGATCCAGGAACCCAACTTTGTCAGCACCATCCAGGTGCGTCAAAGAACCTACGACAGCATGACTGACACTTACGAAACCACACAAGGCAATGCGTTTACCATAGACCGACTAATGCCAGTGCCGTTTGAATTAACCTTGAAGTTGGACATGTGGACGTCAAATACCAATCAAAAAATGCAGTTACTAGAACAGATCTTGGTCCTGTTCAATCCCAGTTTAGAAATACAAAGCACCGACAACTACATAGACTGGACCAGTTTAACTACAATTTATCTTGAAGATGTCACGTGGTCAAGCCGCACCGTTGGTGCAGGTAATACCGAATCCGCCATTGACATAGCTACCTTAACCTTTAGATTGCCCATGTGGATTTCCAGTCCAGCCAAGGTCAAGAAACTGGGTGTGGTTGAACGTATCGTGGCCAGTATCTATGATGCCAACGGTGATGCCAGCCTTGCTATTACCGACAACGATTTGTTGCTAGGGACCAGACAGGCCTTTACACCATTCAATTATCAGGTGGTATTGATCAATAATACATTGCAAGTGTTGAGAGAACCCCAAGTGGTTGATCAATCCAATGCCAGCCTAACACCGCCAGACAGCCCTGACAGCAATCTCATGTGGTCGGCCGTGGTTGGAATGTATGGCACATTGAGGCCTGGAATCAGTTACGTCAGCCTAGAGCAACCAGATGGCACTGATGTGATTGGTACCGTGACATTTGATCCCAGCGATGATAGATTTCTATTGTGGAATGTGAATGAAGACACTGTGCCCAGCAACACCCTGTCACCGGTTGATGCTGTAATCAATCCACTGTTGAGTGGACCAGGAGCAGGCTTGCCCGATGCCGAAGAAGGCACTAGATATCTACTAACTGAAAGTACAGGTTCTTGGTCTGGCACAACTGCCGAAGCCTGGGCTGGAACTGTTGGACAACCCATGGTGGCCATGGCCAACGACATCGTGGAATATGATGGCAGTCGTTGGGTCGTAGCCTTTGATAGTACCAGTAGCCCAGACAACTATCAATATGTCACAAACATAACCACCGAACTACAGTATCGCTGGACCGGCGAGGCCTGGGTCAAGAGCTATCAAGGATTGTACAAGGGAGGTCTATGGACTCTGGTGTTGTAAACGCCGTGGGAATTTGGTTTTATAGCGTGGCCACCAACACGTATCTATATCTCATGCGCAACGATCACAAACATCCAGACACCTGGGGATTACCGGGCGGTCGGGTTGAATCAGGTGAGACTCTCATGCAGGCCATCACAAGAGAATGCACCGAAGAATTAGGTAGCATGCCTGAATATTTGAAATTGGTTCCTTTGGAAAAATTTACCACTGCCGATGAAGGTTTTGCTTACCATACATTTTTTTGTAGTGTAGCATCAGAATTTATACCTGTGTTAAATGATGAACATGTGGGATGGGCCTGGATCGCATCAGGACGTTGGCCCAAACCATTACATCCAGGTTTGTGGAGCACTGTGAATTTTGATGCTGTTCAAGACAAGATTCATGTCATGGAAACTCAGATTCAAATGTCGCAGTAGCCTATAAAATCTCTGTAGTCAAGAGCACGAGCATTGGGTAAATCTAGCCAGGTATCGGGCATGTTTGTGGGCACCCCGGCAAAGACAAACTGTGTTCCAGAATAGGCCCGCATTACATCGCAGACCTGATTGATCCAACCTGTATTGCCTGCATCAGTATCTCGATGATAGCCCAGCATGAATATTTCTTTGTGCCCGTCAAAGGCTGCTAGATATATTAGCATGACCAGGTCAAGCAGTTTGGGCTTGTGAGGAACTAGATAAAATTCTCCAGGATTGGCGATACAGTTTCTAGCATCAGTATACACAATATTTTTTTCAGTATAACCAGATTTGATCAATTCTGCCAATTGCTCTCGCCGTGTTTCGATAACAAAATCCAGTCGCATTTCTTGGGCAATGTCGCCCACACCATATGTCTGTAATTTTTTTGACCCGAGTAATCCACCGCGGTGATTTTGTAATCTTGTATAATCAAAATACTGTTTTTCTGAGGTATGTCCTATACAGGCAGCACGCCCGCTGATGTGATGATTTTCGATAGGGTTGGCAATCCATTCGCGTGTTTCGTCTTTTTTGCCACCTGCCCACCGAGTGTGTGTTATCACAAATTCCCCTGGGTAGTCTACTCGATATCGTGCATCCATTTGTTTACCTTTTTAGTATTTAATCAAAAAAGAACATTTGCCATAAACGAGAATTTTCTTGTGTCCAGCCAAAGTAAGCACAGGCACTGTGTAGGTAACCGGCGTTGAATATAAACAAACGATTGTACACGTTACCAATGACGTCTACATCTTCAAATGGAGTTTTGTCAAGATTTCTTGATCCAGGCCTAAAGCAACGGTGGAATTCGGGGTCACTACGATGCCGTATGTCTGTGCCTTTGAGAGCATGGGTCATGGTTCCTGTTTGATGAGGAGCACCTGGTGTAAGATACAACATGGCCGCCCATTTTTGTGTGTCTGCATGATAAACTAACGGCTCACCTTCAATATTGTACTGGAATCGGCCATTCATGCCATGCGACTCCCAAGAGGTAATTTTTTCTCCCATGATATATTCAAACTCTTCTTTGAGCCCTGGAAATAAAAATTGTTTATAGGTCCTACTGCCTATGTAAGGCTTGCCAGGTCCACTGGGTTCGTATTCTTGTTTTAATGCAAAAGCTCTTATGGCATCAGGGTCACGGTAGAAATCGTCCACCACCCAGATTCCTTTTCTGTAATCGGTGTTGATTAAATCAGATGTGGGTCTTGCCACAATCCTATTTTGTTTGACCACTTCAACCACAGGCAGTTCAACTGATTTGGCAGTAGAAGGAAACAGGTAATCTCCAGCAAATTTCAATCCTTCTGTACTGTCTATCAACCGAGCCTGTACGTCTGCACTGACTAATTCAGGATGTATCCACCAATCTTCATAACTGTGTGTGTGATTGTAGGCCACATCACCGGCGGCCAATACATAGCCTTTTGATACGAGATATTTTCGTGCTTGATCTCTAATACCAGGATCTACATAGTAATCGTGCTCAAAGGTAATGGTGGCAAACCTATATTGGTCAAAAGGAATGCGTTTTAATATTTCAAAAGAATAGCTTGGTGGATCGCAATCAATTTGTAAGTAATCAAGATCGCCACTGAATCCCAGTGTGTTTAAAAATTTACCATAATCAACCTTGGTCGCGTCTAGGCAGAACACTAGATTGTTTCTCTTGTTCATGAAGTCGGTGACCACAGCCTGATTGATGTCAAGACTGACACCGGTCCAGTCAAAGCCAGTTTCTAACAAGGCTGTGTTGTTGTTTTTAAATGGTTCGGCACTGCCAATTTCCAAATACCGACCGTTGCGTTTGCCGTTGGTGGCTGATAACACAAACAGGTCTTGGTAACTTTGAGCATGGTTCTTTTCAATGGTGTCTATGCCAGGAAATTGAATTCTAGCAGTAGATTGCATACTGGCCGAGTAAGGTGAGGTAGTATTGGGCCATCCAATGCTGCCAAGATTCCTATTGACTGAATTTGTAAACATTTCGTTCATCTGGTAGCTGAACTTGAGATCATGCATGATCTCTCGAGCTTGATCTGTTTGTCCTACCCACCAGGCTGCTACACCTTTTTCAAATAATAATCCATAGTATCCTGGATATTGCACATCTGTGCCCAATGGTGCCAGATCAAATTCGCATGAGCTAAGTCCAATGCTGGCTACAGTGTAAGCATCGTGCCAGTCTTTTTTGACTTCATGCAGGCGACTCAATAAAAAATGTGCCTCAGGTCTTTTGGGCAACAAGCTGATGGCTTTTTGTAACAGCACTTTTTCAGTGTCGTCTCTAGTGCGTTGTTGTTCAAAACACAAGGCCATTCTTAGCAGGGCTTCGTATTGTTCCAAATCAGTTTGTGATCGTTCGGCTGTGCGCAGATAAAAACTTATGGCCGCACCAGTTTGTCCAAGCAATTCATATTCTCGACCTAGATTAAAATTGGCCTCAGCTGAGTTGTAATCCTGTATGTATTCGTGTAAGCGTTGGGTCAGCATGTCAAACTCCTAGGTATTCCGCAAGCATGATTTTGGGCATGCGTAAAATAAAAGCACAGTTGTCTTGGAATCCAAAACTTAGTAATAAATCATCTCGAAAGAACGTAGCCCCACAACAAAATTCAATATCGGCATTCATGAAACTGAAAGCATCTGTGAATTTCACAATGTTCCACGATCGATCCCATACCAAAAATCTATGCTTGTAGGCGGCATCTTTTTGACCAGTTTCACTTTTAAACAGATCAACTTCGTGTATTAGGGCCAAATAATAATCACCGTAGGGTATAACTTGGCTGCTGCCCCTAAAATCAGGTTGTCCTGATATAAATTTAGTTTCGTCGAGATGCACTGTTACAGTAGTACCATCTTCGGGGTTAAATCGTACCACTTCGGTAGGATTTGACCATTTGACATAGTGGAATGGCTGGTCTATGACAGGCATCCAGTTCTTTTCGCAATAGGTAGCATTAGCGCCCGGTGCTGGAATTCTGGTACGTTTGATTTCTCGTACAATATTGGTTTTAACACTGAGTTCACTGATTTCCATACGACCTTGGCCGTTTGTGGTAGTGTCTCTGCGCACTCCGCACAGGTACATTTTGTTATCCCAACGGAATAATCTAGCATCTTCTAGGCCAACAAACTCCCATATTGGCGGCACATCTAGTTTTGAGGTGTCCACTGTGGTGATTTGATTTAGAGAAAGATCATCGTTTAGTGTGCAGTAAAAGTTCCAGGTGCGTAAATTCCGGTCATTTTCTGGGTGCAGGTACTGTAATGGTCCATATCTGTGTTGGAATTTTTTATTTTCCGAATGATATAGAGTGTAATTTACGTGGCGTATGTTGACCACAAGTTGGTCGTTGTCCAGGTAAATGCTAGGATTCATTAGCCCAGTACCGTTTGTGAGTTCAGCTGGAATAATTAAGGGGTGTATGCTACCGCCCTGCTCAATTACAGATTTTACCAGTCCAGATTGTTGGATTGCGTGTGCGAGATTTATCATGTACTATCATTTATGATGTTTAAATGATAGTACAAATATTTCTGTGCGTTTTTAAGCTCGGCCTACCGCTACTTCGATTACTCCAACCGCATCACTGTCGTAATCTTGTAAAGCCTTACCAATCAAGCATCCGGGTTGATATAGATCTGGATCCAAACGTACTGCTACGCCAGGAATTGCACTGGTTACCAGACGATCACCTTTGGCTATCCGGCCTGTGACCTGGCAAGGTACACGACCAACTAGCGCAACTGGTACAATGTTTTTGCCGGCTTGGAAAGCATTCATCAGGTGGGCTGGTTCTGTACTGACCACACCAGCCACAGCAGGATTGCTTACAGTATTGCTAATAGTGACCTCGTTTGTACCACCAAATACAACCACTGTTCCAGGAGCATAATCCTCATCGGCCGCATAACATTCTGCCAAGTCGGCGTACTGTGCTGTGGTTGCAGTAACGGTGAGCACGTTGGTTGCGGCATTGAAGCTAAATGCTGTAGCAGTGGTTCGTATGCTCGGAGTCTGATTTGATCCAGAGGTAGCAACAAATACTGGATAGTATGTGC